CGGCCAATCCACCCAGCATCAGAACCAGAATGAGTGCCCAATCCATTTCTCTACAACCCGCCCGCCACTTGGCCCGGCGCATCTGGTCGAAACGTTTTGCGCAAGAAGACAATCATACACAGTAATAGGTGAATTAATTTTGTATTTGTTAGTCGTAGTAAGGGCTTCTAAATCAATATTACCCTTCACTGCATTACTTCTAGTCCCTTCATCTGTTTCTAATAGAAACAAATCTGATGAATTAAGTTTTCCTAGTGAACCTTTTGCAAAGTCAATTACAGCTGCTGTTTTAGCAACTCCAGGAGGTCCTATTAGTAATATTGGCGTTCTTACAGCCTCACCTAGAGCCATAACTCTAAATGTTTCTTCTTTCTTCAATAAATTGGTATTAATAACTCTTTTAATCATGATTTGGTTTTTTTAATTACATTATTTGTTTTAATTCCTCTTGTCTCAATTGTTCTTTTATAAGTGTTAAGAGTAATTCTTTTAAGCTTTCACTATCATACTTTTCTATATAGTCTGACGGATCTTTCGCTTGGTATTTATTGGGTATTTCAATTTGTAGGAATCCAGTTTGTTCTGATAATTTCAGACCTCCTTTTCTTCCTGGGTTATTAGGATTATCAAAGTCATTGTCATACAAGACAAACACTTCTTTAAATCTACTTCTTAGCTCGTCTACTACACTATCTTTAGGTTTAACACCTTCGCTCTGCAATGAGCATGATGTGACGAAATTAGAAGGGAATAGACTTTTGATAACAGCAGCATCTTTTCTGCTACTTGTTATTATACACATGTTTCCTGTATCAGGTAATTGTGTCCATAACTCCCATGTTGAATAATCATTATTATTCATCCACTTATTGTCTTTATCTGCATTTGGCTGATAAATCTTAAAAGTTTGATTGCCATCTTTCTCCTCCACAAAAGCATAGGATAAATCCTGTGCAAGTGTGCAAGCACCATTAACAAAGTAATGAGATATTGGATATATGTTACAATACTCTAATTGAGCTTTTGTTAATCCATATTTACCTTGCCAATAATCTTTATCTCTAAGTTTCCAGTCTCTAACAGTAACACTTATCTTGAGTCTTGAATGCTTAACCGTAGTTGCAGTATTCTTTTTATCAACATAACTCACTATTGGAGAAGAATCAGAAGATGAATCAACTAATTGAAATTGACTTAAATTAAAGTCTCTTGCAATTTTGTTAAACACATCTGTTTTCTTTTGTATATTAAATAGTCTCATCACAAATAAGAAACAATCTCCAGATTCACCTGTGGCAAAATCTTTAAAGAATATCTTATCATGATTTTTACTATGAAATACACTAAATGATGGTTTTGTATCCTCTCTTAAAGGACTGCTAATTGGTTTTCTAGGAACTCCTCCTAAATAAAATTCAAATATTTCAAAGTCTGAAAGACAACCCATAATATCATTAGCATTGGGCAAATATTTTATTACTTGACTTTTTCCAAAGGCCATAAGAAATTATGTTTAAAATAAAAAGGGACTGTAAAAATACAATCCCTTTTAAAATTAGTATTTAGTTAAATTTAGCTTAACCAATCATCTGAATTATCAACATCAGCTTCAGAAGTATCTGCTGTTGCAAATACATCTGCTTGGTCAGTATTTCCAGAAGAAATGCTAGTTGGAATTAATTCAAATTCACGAACTGAAAGATCTCTTGCACCGAAATCTACATTACCAAAAGCACCTGCTGCAACTGCTTCATCTAAATCCTTAAGGATATAGGTGAATTTAGAAGCTTTAGCACTTGGTATTGTGTATTGACGCAAAGTATGACGGTTGAATGTAGTTTGCACTAGTTTACCGTCTCCTTTAGTTTTAACACCTAACAATACTCCAACTTTGTTGTTTGTACTACCAATTACATTACGTAATAGTGTTACATCTCCAGCAAAGATAGTTTTCCATTCTTCTTTAGAAATCTTAGCATAACACTCAGATGGGTCACTAACCTTACTTGTATCCCAAGGAAGATTTAGTAAGTTAACTAAGAAAGAAATCAATTCAACTTCTCCACGCTTAGCAACCTTTACTCCATCGTTGTTGTACCACTGCATATTTGGTGGCATGTTTCCACTTTTAATAGCTTCTTCTGTTAGCCAAGTGTCTTTACCAAATGAATTTATAACCTTAAACTTTCCAGTTTGAGATTTGTGATGTGTATTTCCAACATAGAACTGAATCTTTGTCTTTAAATCACCTTCTTCATTTGATAGATAGAAATCTAATCTAATCTGTGGAACTTCTCTTTCTCCATCTCCATCAGAAACTGTTGTTGTTCCGACATATTCTGGGTCAAAGTTAATCTCACGGCCATATATTTCTTCCAACTCAGATTTAGAAGGATTAACTCCTACTACTTTAAAGTTTTCTGCTCCTGTGTATAACTTCTTTGCACTACCTGCAGTTACTTCTTGTCCTGCTCCAAATCCTGTACTCATATTTTATATGTATTTAAAATTTGAGGGTCTTTTAAGGCGACCCTCTTTACCTATAGTTAATTAATAATTAAGACCACTCGTTAACTTCTAATGCTTCCTGCACTGGCTCCTCATCTCCTGGATGATCTTGTACTGGCTCATCTTCTGGCTGTACTTCTGGCTCTACTTCTTCCATAGTTGGATCATTGAGTTCAGCAGTTGCTACCTCGTTAATAACAGAATTAGTAACTTCTTCTAAAGACATCTCGCCAGTATTAGTTTCAATAATATCTGATGAAGAAACTATAGGAGATAAAGCATAAGCTTCAACTTCTGTAGAATCAAACTCAGTTAATTTAAACTCAATATTAGCAGAGTCATCTCTTTCTAAGAAAGTAAATATCTCGTTACAAGCGTGAGTAGAGCTAATAGCTTTACCTTTCTCTGATGTATCTTCTCCGAAAGAAACTCTGTTCTTAGAAGTCTTGTAAGTTACATCAACTTCTGATCCTAGGTTAGCTGCATTGGCAAGCAATACTCTCTTTGGAGAATTATCACCCATCTCTACAGATGCAAGAACAAGTTGTTGAACTGTTCCAACTTCACAATTTAGCAATTCTGCTGCTTTAGTATTCAATAGTATTCTTCTTGATTTCTTAGCACCTTTCTGGCCTTCTATAGTAACCACTGCTAAATCTGCGTATTTATCATTTGTTGTTGTTGTCGGATTTTGACCTAGTCTTTTAGTTCCGAAAATAATTGTTGCATTCATAATCTTTGTTGTTTTTTAATATTAGTTTTTAATTTATTTTAATTTACTATCCTTCTTCGTACTTTGTAATAGCATCTAGTACTGCAAGCATATCGTTATCTACGACATCTCCTGCAAACATACCATCAGGACTCTTTGCCATATTAGTTGTATTGTTTTGAGTCATGAATCCGTAATGGATATCATTACCTTTCTTCTCAACAATAGTTTCTAGTATTACACCGAACATACCTTCTGGCTTAACTACATCTTGTACTAATTTACCACCTGGTACACCAAATACAGTTTTGTCTACTCCATTAAAAGATTTAGTCTCTGTGTGTGCCATAACTATTACAGTTAGATCTTCACGTAAAGGGTCAATACCTTTTAATGTTTTGTATACATTTTCTCCCATTTCTGTGAACTTTGCATAACCAACTGTTTTAGCTTTGTCCATAAACTCGCCAATCATAGCATAAGTAATAGTGTCTATTACAATTGTTTTGATATCAGATCTGTTTTTACTTACAAATGACATAGCTGCTCTAATTTTCTCCCAATTTGTAGTTTTTAAATAATTACAAGTGTTAGGATTAAACAGACCTGCTTGATCTTTCATTGTGTAATTCTTCTTCCAACCTCTAAATGGAGGTGCTTTCTCGTCAGGACATATAATAAATGTCGTTGTTGGGTCTAATGTTCTCAGTGCATAGGTTTTACCTGTACCACTGTAACCCGTAATCAATAGTTTGTTTGCCATTTTTTAAGTTTTTTTGGTTTCTAATTTATTAGTACTATCTTCGTAAGCAGCAGTCAGTATATCTTTAGACATTAAGAATGCAAGCTCTCTTTTAGAGAATGCTTTTTCTATCTTTTGTGCTACTGTTGCTACTGGGTTTTCATTGTCAGAATCTATTACTAGATCTGTAAACAAACCTGCATGTCTTTCTTTAAAAGATTCAAGATCTGTAATCCCGCAGGATACCAAATCACTTTCAAAGTTAGTCACATCATAGTCTGCATGTTCTGGAATTTCAGGATCATCCTTACCTTCCTTTCTATTAAAAAAATCACTCATTTGTATTTTTATTTTACTTATTTGTTAACGATTTTTGTGTTGGTAAATATACCACTTTTTTTACTTGTTGACAAGGTTATTAACAGATTTATACTATATTTAGTTGTCTAATTTTATCTACTAAATCTTCGATAGAACCGTCATTTTCAACTACATAGTCAAATCCATCATAATCATCTAAAGCTGTTTCTGAAGGGTGTTCCTCTTTTAAAGCTAACTCTATAGCATTGTTTGGCCTATTAGCCCTGAATTTAAGTGAAGCTATTTTTTGTTCTTCTGAAAATCTATTAACTCTAATAACAATACCACCTCTATCTTTAATAGCTTTAACTTCATTAGGAAATCTAACGTCTGTTATTATCCATCTAGGAGCTTTACCTCCACCACCGTTTGGGTACTTACTTGGTTCATTGAAAGTTTTATAATCAGCAAACAAAGCATTTACCCATAGATTAGGATGAATAAGGTCTCTACCTGCTTCAGTACCTATACGTTGTAAAATTAATCTAGGTGTAGGTTTAACTAACTTTAGAGTTTTGTGTGTAGCTGCACTTGAACCTTTCATATTACTATAATTATAAATATGACCATTAATTACATCTTCATAATACCACCACTCTTCTCCAAGCTCTTTCTCTTTAAAATCTCTGTCTTCTAGTTGTTCTCTAGTACATCCAAGCAACAAGCAAACTATATCTTTTAACTTGCCTGCGTATTTTTTATTCTCATATTTTCTATGAATAAAAAATGCATTAGACATATAATCTGAAAAACTGTCCCAATCATTATCTTGACGTAAATAATTTAATATATTAAACATCAAGTCTTTTCCCACTCCGATTTTACCGGATATTCCTATAAGACTACTCATTACTTATCAAGTCTAAATCCATACATAACCGGGTGTCTTGGAACTCCTGTATCAGAGTATTCAAAGAATCTTAACTCACAAGTTTTGCCGATGTGCTTAGCTTTATTTGCTAGCAAGTCTACAGCCTCCTCATGTGATAATGATAATCCTGCACCTAACTCATTGTTTTCTGCACCTTCCCAAGCAAATATAGGCTTACCGTGTGTAGGCCTCTTCTCTGACGGTATTACATCTAACAATGGTAAAGCCAAGTCAGTAAAGTCTTTAAGCTTTAACAAACTAGAACTTCTTCCATTAAGTTTGTATCCTTCATCACCATGACGAACAATAGTACCTTCGTATCCTCTAGAGACATTGTAGCAATGAAAATCCAATAACTCTTCTCTATTAGCAATAGGAACAGTTTCTACTAACTCTATACCTGGATGTCCATCAACGTATTCTCTAAGTGTTAAGTATCTCTCAATAAATGGAGCGTCCATGATCATATCATATACATGATGCTTGACATTTATTGTATCAGGTCTTATCTTTTTGATAACTCTCATATTCTCTTGAAAACTTAATCCATGAGCATACAATTCTCCATCAATGACAACTTCATGCAATATGTCATGGTCAGTAATCTTAACGTGTGGTACCGTAGTTATCGCATTACC